GAGGAGAGAGCCCGCCCTGTCTTTCTCTCCCCCGGCCGGACCGGGGGGGTAGATTTCGCAGTTATGGCAGCCAAACGCACCGAATCCGCACAGTTGGCCCTGGTCGACGTCCCCGAACCTGACGACCAGGCCGACGACACCCCGAGCCCCGGCCGACGCAAGACTGGGCGGCACGAGCGGGCCCTGAACCGGGCCGCCAAAGAGTCACGCCTAGACCGCCAGCCCGTCATGGCCGCCGCCGTGTCGGCCGCCCGGTCTGTGGCCTGGGCGCTCGACCGGGCCGAGGCCAAGGGCAACCCCTACGCCATTGCACAACTCGCCAAGCCCTACCAGGAACTACTGGACGCCCTGGGCCTGATGCCCGCCGAGTCGTCAGACGATGACGACGCCTTCGGCGACCTGGACGGCCCGGCGTGAGCGAGGCCGTCGACAGTCTGCTGGCCGTCCCGTCGGCCCCGCCCAGGTGGTCGACGCCCAGGACGCCCGGCCGCCCGACTGTCGGCGGCGACGTTGCCAAGATCGCGGCCCGCCTGGGCACGCCGCTGATGCCCCACCAGCGGCTGATCGCTGACGTCTCTGGCGAGGTTCTGCCCAGCGGCCGCATGGCCTATCCGGTCGTCGTGCTGCTGCTGCCCAGGCGTGCTGGCAAGTCCGCGTTGACGTTGCCGACCGCCTTGCAGCGGGCCGCCTGGATCAGGCAGGGCCGCTGCTGGTACACCGCCCAGACCGGCCAGGACGCGGCGGCCTACTTCCGAGAGGACTGGTTGCCGAAGGTCACCCACCTGGGGGCATCGGTCAAGACCAGGCTGTCGAACGGGTCGCAGTCCTTCACTGTGAAGCGCTCAGGGGGCCAGGTGGGCGTGTTCGCCCCTGGGCCGAAGGCGCTGCACGGCAAGGACGCCGATATGCCCATCGTTGATGAGGCTTGGGCGTTCGACCTGGCCCAGGGCAACGAACTGGAGACGGCCATGCGGCCGCCGATGCTGACCAGGAAGCGGCGGCAACTGTGGATCGTGTCGGCCGGGGGCACCGATGACAGCACCTGGTTACTCCGCTGGCGCGAACTGGGCCGAGCGGTCGACGCCCAGCCCGACCAGGGCATCGCGTACTTCGAGTGGCACCCCGAGGTCGACGACTACGGCAACCCGGTGGGCGACCTCGACGACCCGGCCCTGTGGGCCAGGGTTCACCCGGCCGTCGGCCACACCATCGACCTGGACGTGCTGCGCGAGGATCACAAGACGTTTGGCGCGGCCGAGTTCCATCGGTCCTACCTCAACGTCTTCCAGACGTCGCTGACCCCCAGGCTGCTGCCCCAGGTGGCCTGGGCCCAGGCCGAGGACCAGACCACGAAACTGGACCCGGCCCGTGACCACTGTCGACTGTCCTACGACGTCGACCCCGACACCAGGCAGACCGGGGCCGTGGTCCTGGGCGGCCGCCTGCCCGACGGCCGCCTGTCGCTGCGGGTCATCGACCACCGGCCAGGCGCTGGCATCGACTGGATACCCCAGCGGGTCGCAGACCTGCGCGACCGCTACGGGCTGCGGGTCGTCTCCGACAGCAAGGGCCCGGCGACCGGCGTCACGCGCACGCTCACGGAGTCCCTGGCCGTCGAGGTCGAGCAACTGGACGCCGCCCAGGTCGGCACCGCGTCCGGCGAACTGCTCGACGATCTCCTGGGCACCGTGCCGGGCCGCCCCGAAATGCGGCGGCTGCACCACACCGGCCAGCCCCCGCTGGACCGGGCCGCCCAGGTCGCCAGGAAGCGCAAGATGGGAGACGGCGGCTGGGCCTTCACCCGTGAGGGTTCAGCCGACGACGTAACCACCCTGGTCGCCGGGTCGTTCGCGGCATACGCCGCCCGGCACAGCAAGGCCCAACGCCCTGGTATCGAGACGCTCGACGATCTCCTGGCATCCTGACCGGCCGTAAAATCTTCGGCCCAGACCCCCAGCTCGAGCCCAAAACGGGCCCGCCGGCCTGGAAGATTTGCGGCCGCGACACGCCAGTCGAACACCTGTTCTCGTTCATATGTCCTAGTCCCGTGCCAGAATCACGACCGTGTCATTCACCAAAGGACTGGTCCAGGGGCTGGCCTCATCCATCGGGCTGAGGGCGTCGACCCCCCCGTCGTCCCCGCCCCTCACCCTGGAGTCTTCGGCGCTGATGGGTCCGGTCACGCCCGACGCCGAGATCGCCAGCCCCTGGACCGCCCCCGACTGGTTGCAAACCGTCGTCTGGGGCGACGTGTTCGGGCAGACGCCCGACAGCCCGCTGACCAGGGCTCAGGCCATGGGCGTGCCAGCAATCGCCAGGGCGCGCGGCGTGATGACGTCGACCCTGGGCCGCCTGCCCCTGGTCGTCGTCGACTCCGAGGGGGCCGACGCCAAGCCCATCGACGGCACCGACCTGGGCAAGTTCCTGGCCCAGCCCGACCCCGGCCAGCCCCGCTATATCCAGGTGCTGTGGACGGTCGACGACCTCATCTTTCACGGCGTTTCCTGGTGGCTGGTGACGGCCCGCTACGCCGCCCCGTCGGCCTTCCAGCGCGGCTACCCCAGGGCGGCACGCCGCATCCTGCCCGGCAACGTCGTCTTTGGCGACGGCGGCGAGGTCAAGGTGTACGGCAAGCCCGTCGACCCGGCCGACCTGGTCCGCATCGACGGCCCCCACGAGGGCATCCTGAACTACGCGGCCGGGGCCGTGCGCACCGCCGCCCGCCTGGAGGCGTCGGCGGCCAAGTTCGCCGACAACCCCGTGCCCGCCGTCGAACTGCACCAGACCGACGACTACGTCATGAGCAAGACGGAAAAGACCGATCTCATCAACGGCTGGATTGCGGCCAGGAAGGGCGCCAACGGCGGGGTGGCCTTCACCACCAAAAACATCGAGGCCAAGATGCACGGCACCCCGGCCGAGCATCTGCTGACGTCCGGCCGCAACGCCGCCGCCGTCGATGCGGCCCGCGTCGTCGGCACCCCGGCCGACACGGTCGACGCCAGCGTCGAACACGCCAGCATGACCTACAACACCGCCGAGAGCCGCCTGCGCGTCCTGCTCGACTTCGGCCTGGTGGCCTACGGGGCCGCAATCACGGCCCGCCTGTCGATGCCCGACGTCAGCCCACGGGGCCAGTTCGCAGCGTTCGCCTATGACCAGATCACGGCCGTTACCGACGCCAGCGTCGGCACCCCAGCCCCGGCCGCCGCCCCGACCCAGGAGACGCCGCCAGCATGACCCGACCGACCTGCCTGCGGGCCGCTGGCCTGCGCTGCAACGCCCCGCTGACCTGCGCAGACGCGGTCTGCGGGCGTCGAGCTCTCACCGCGTCAGCCCCCCCGGCCGACCTGGAACTGTCCGCCGAGGTCGCCATGCGGGCGTCGAGCGTCGACACGACCAGGCGCACCATCACGGGCCTGATTGTCCCCGGCCCCGACCAGGTCGGCCAGACGTCGGCCGGGCCGACCAGGTTCGCCCTGGGTAGCCTCACCTGGGCCGAGCCCCGCCGCGTCAAACTGCTGCGCGAACACCAGCACGCCGACGCCCTGGGCTACGCCCTGTCGCTGACCTGGACGACCGACGGGCTGCTGGGCACGTTCTACCTGCCCCCGTCGAGCGACCCGGCCGAAGAGGCCAGCCGCCAGCGGGCCCTGGCCGACGCCGACAGCGGCGTGCGCGACGGCCTGAGCGTCGGGGCCTCTGCCCTGGTCGCCACCTACGACGCCGACGGCGTCCTGAACGTCACCGGGGGCAGCGTCCGCGAGACGTCCCTGGTGTCAGTCCCCGCGTTCGACTCATCCCGAGTTTCGGCCGTGGTCGCATCACACAACACCGAGAGAGGAAACCCCCGCATGTTCACAGCGGCACAGATCGAGGCGGCCCGGCGTGCCGGAGTCGACACGAACGACAACGCGGCCGTCCAGGCGTTCCTGGACAGCCTGACGGCATCGGCCCCCCAGGGCGGCGACCAGGGCCAGCCCGCCCCGGCCCCGGTCGTCCAGGGCCCGGCCGCCCCGACCCAGGTCACGGCGGCCCAGGTGCGAGATGAGATCATGGACGCCCTGCGTTCTGGTCAGTTCACCATCCCGACCGCCACCCACCAGGCAGCCCCCCAGGGCGTCCAGGCGTCGACCCAGGGCCTGACCCTGGCCCAGTTCACCCAGGCGGCCGTCGAGGGCTACCAGACCGGCCAGGCCCCCCAGGCGCTGCGGGCGGCCCTGTCCGACATCGTCCCCGGCGACAGCCCGGCCGCGTTCCGCCCGGCCTACCTGGACGAACTGTGGAAGGGCAGCGACTACCGCCGTAAGTTCATCGACCTGGCGACCACGACCCGCCCCCTGCCGAAGGCGCTAAAGATCATCGGCCACCGCTGGGTCGCTGGCGAGGCCCCCGAGGTCGACGACTACGCGGGCGACAAGACGGCCGTGCCGTCCGGCCCCGTGTCCATGGAGGACATCGAGGTCGCCGTCCAGCGTCTGGCCGGGGCCCACGACGTTGACCGGGCCTACATGGACCTGGGCAGCCCCGAGTGGCTGGCGGCCTACTTCGAGGCCCAGACCGAGGACTACCGACGGAAGTCCGACCTGCGGGCCGCCGCCGCCGCCTACGCCGGGGCCACCGCCCTGGTCGACGACGACGCCAGCCCGGCGACGTTCCCGACCCTCCTGGAGGGCGTCGTCCAGGCCGTGGTCGACGCGGCCACCGTGGGCGAGGGCGTCGAGTACGTCGCCATGGCCCCCGGCCTGGTCAAGGAACTGCTGGGCGTCACCACCATGGACGCCCCGGCGTTCTTCGGTGGGTCCTTCCAGTTGAACATGACCGGCGACGGCAACATGGGCGGCGTCAACTGGTTCACCACGCCGGGCCTGTCCGGCACCCAGTTCCTGGTCGGCCAGAAGGCGGCCGTGCGCTGGCACGAGTTCGAGCCGCCCGTGAGGGTCCAGGCCGTCAACGTCGCCAACGGCGGCATTGACCTGGGCGTCTTCGGCTACTACGCGACCTACGTCCGCAACGCGGCGCAGATCCGTAAGGGCACGGTCGGGGCCTGACCCATGGCTGCCTTCCCCATCACCGCCGCCGACGTCCAGGGCCACCTGGGCGTCGGCAGCGGCCAGGACCGCCACCAGGAGGGCCAGGCGGCCGCCGCCGCAGCGGCGTCCACCTGGGTCGCTGACAAGGTGCTGGGGCTCGACCCCGACGTGCCCGCCGACTGGCCCGCCACTGTCAACGACGCCTTGCACCTGGGCTGCGTTCTGCTGGCGGCCCGCTGGTATGGCCGTCGGTCGTCGTCCAACGGCGTGGCGTCGTTCGCTGAGTTTGGGGTGGCCTACGTCTCCAGAACCGACCCCGACGTCGCCAACCTGCTGGGGCTCAACCGGCCCCAGGTCGGCTGATGGGCACCCTGGCACGGGCCGACGCCCTGGCGGCCGACCTGGCCGCCCAGGGCGTCCAGGCCGTCACCGACCCGGCCGCCGCCGTCCCGCCCTGTGTCCTGGTCCCGCCGCCCGTGCGGCGCTACGACATCGGCTGCGGCTACACCATCGTCTGGACGCTCTGGGCCCTGGCCCCCGGCACCGGCGACAGCACGACCTGGGCAGCGCTCGACGACCTGGTCGACCAGGTCGCAGACCTGCTGCCCATCGACCAGGCGCGGCCCGCCCGCTACCAGGTCAGCCCCGACGCCCAGGCCGTCCCGGCCTACGCCATCACCTACGAGGAAGCGAGTTAAGCCATGGCTGGCACGACCACCGAAAGCAAGCCCCGCAACGGCATTCTGTCGTTCGGCACCGCCCCCGACCCCGTCGTCGAGTTCTCCTGCCAGGCGTCCAACGTCAAGGTGACGCCGGGCTACGAAGAGTCCGGCGACAGGCTCGAGCTGCTCTGCGGCAACGTCCTGCAGCCCGACACCACGCGCGTCGACAAACTGACGATCGAGGCCGTCCAGGACTTCACCGACGTGACCGGGTTCGTCAACTGGACCTGGTTGAACGACCTCACCACGGTGCCGTTCACCTGGCAGCCCGTGGGCGCGGCCGGGCCGACCTACAGCGGCAACGTCAACGTGCGGGCCGTCGAGGTCGGCGGCGACGTCGGCAAGCGGAACATGATGACCGCCGAGTGGGACTGCGACGGCAAGGCAGTCCGCACCGAGGCGGCCTGACGTGGCCCGGCCCGGCGTAGAGGTCAAGGGCGCGGCCGAACTGGCCCGCACGCTACGCCGGGCTGGGCACAGCCTGGAAGACCTGAAAGACGCCAACGCCAAGGTGGCCCAGTTCGTCGTCGACCGTGCCGACAGCAAGGCACCACGGCGCACCGGGGCCCTGGCCGAGTCGGCCCGCCCGTCCCGTGCGGCTGGCCGGGCCCGCGTCATGGTCGGCCGGGCATCGGTGCCCTACGCCGGGCCTATCCACTGGGGCTGGGAGGCCCGCAACATCCCAGCCCAGCCCTGGGTCGCTGAGACGGCCCAGGACAACCTGACCCAAATCGAAACCCTCTACCTGGACGGCATCGACGCCGTCCTGGCAACCGTGAAAGGCGCATGACCGTGACCACGATCAACACCCCGCTGACCATCAACACAGACGACCTGACCCTGGGCGAACTGGACCGGGTCGTCAAACTCACCGAGGACGGCCGCTGCGGCCGGACGACCGCTATCGCCTACGTCTGGTTGAAGCGCGAACACCCCGCCGTCCGGCTCGACGACGTCCTGGCGCTGCGGACCCGCGACCTGGACCTGATCGACGACGACGACCTGGCCGCCAGGGCCGAGGACGAGGGCCGCCCCAGCGAGGCTGTGGACCCTACGACCGGGCCCTGATCGCCAGGGCCTGGGGCTGCACGCCGGCCGATTTGCTGGCCTGCACCCCGCGCGACATCAGGGCCATGACGGCCGTACTCGAAAACGAAGCACGCAACAGGAAGAAGTGAGGGGCAGTCCATGGCACGGGGCACCACCCTAAAAATCGACATCGTCGCCGACGGGTCGAGGGCCGACCGTGTCATGGACCGCACCGGCAAGGCGGCAGGCAAACTGGGCAAGGCCATGGCCGTCGGCCTGGCCGTGGGCGTCGGGGCCGCCCTGGTCCTGGGCAAGGCGGTCGTCGAGTCGGCCAGCCGGGTCGAGCAAGCCGTCGGCGGCGCTGAGGCCGTCTTCGGCAAGTACGCCACCGGGGTGACCAAGTCAGCGAACAAGGCGGCCCTGGCCGTCGGCCTGTCCAAAGGCGAATACCTGGACCTGGCGAACGTCATCGGCAGCCAGTTGCGCAACGCGGGCACCGCCATGGAAGACCTGGGCCCGAAGACCGACAAACTCATCGGCCTGGGCGCTGACCTGGCCGCCCAGTTCGGCGGCTCGACGTCCGACGCCGTGGCGGCCGTGTCGTCCCTGCTAAAGGGCGAGACGGACCCCATCGAGCGCTACGGCGTCAGCATCAAACAGTCCGACATCAACGCCAGGTTGGCCGCCCAGGGGCTCGACAAACTGACCGGCAAGGCCGCCAAGCAAGCCCAGGCCACCGCCGCCCTGGCGCTGCTGACCGAGCAAACCGCCAGCGCTCACGGGGCCTTCAATCGTGAGGCGGGCACGGTCGCCAACACCCAACAGAAACTGACCGCAATCTGGGAGAACGGCAAGGCCGTCCTGGGCGCTGCGCTGCTGCCCATCCTGGCGACCCTGGGCGAGTTCCTGCTGACGACCGTCATCCCCGCTGTGCAGCGGCTGTGGGCCGAGTTCGGGCCCAAACTGATGCCCGTCCTGACCCAGGTCGCCAGCGTCCTGGGCACGTCCCTGGTCCCCGTCCTGCGGGGCCTGTGGGCCGTCATCGGGCCGCAGCTGCTACCCATCCTGGCCGCGCTGGCCGGGTTCATCACGGGCCAGGTCGTGCCCGCCGTGGCCCGCCTGTGGCGTCAAATCGGGCCCGTACTCATCCCCGCCATTGCGTCCCTGGTCGCGTTCGTGCGCGGCACCCTGCTGCCCGTGTTCCTGGCCCTGGCCGGGTTCATCATGCAACGGGTCGTGCCCGTCGTCGGCGGCATCCTCACCAAGGCCCTGGGCGGCCTGCGGCAGATGTTCGCCACCGTCCAGGCGGCCGTCGAGCGGAACCGGCCCGCCCTGAACACCCTATTCAGCATCCTGGGCAAGGTCGCCGGGTTCATCCTGGGCACCGCTGGCAAGGCCATAGGCGTGGTGCTGGCTAACGCCTTCAAGGTCATTGGGAAGGTCATCAGCGGCACCCTGGACGGCCTGTCGTCGTTCGTCGGCTGGATCAAGGACGCGGTCGAGTGGGTCCAGCGGCTGATCGACAAACTGTCCAACAGCAAGGTGGGCAAGGTGCTGGCGGGCGGCCTGTCCCGCCTGACCGGGTCCATGGCGGGCCCGGCCGTCACCGCCGCCCGGCACGTCGCCAGCGTGGCCGTGGCCGCCGCCGCCCCGTCGAGCATGGTCCCGGTCATGGTGGCCCCGGCCAACCATGACGTGCGCGTCTTCCTGGGCGACCGCGAACTGGTCGACATCGTCCGCGTCGAGGTCGACCGGGGCAACAGCCGAACCGCCCGCCGTCTCGCGTCTGGAGTGAACCCGTGACCGCTATCAGTGCAGCCCTGTACGGCAGCCAGGTGCCCCCGGCCGTCCAGATCACGGTCAGCGGCCTGACCGGCGTCGACCTGGTCAACGTCTGGCGGCAGGCCCCAGGCGGGGCCCCGGCCCTGGTGCGCGGCGGCGTCGAGGTCGTGCCCACATCTGACGCCCTGCTGCTGGTCGACGTGGCCCCCGAACTGGGCCGCCCCCTGACCTACTACGTCGAGACGTTCGTCGGGGCCGCTGTGGCGACCCAGGTATCGGCGGCCCCCATCACGGTGCCCGACCCTGGCCGACACGTCCTGTCAGACAGCCTGGACGGCACGGCCGTCCTGGTCGACGTCATCAGCGACCAGGACGAACGCGAGAACGCGACCAGGGGGGCCCTGCTGCGGCCCGTCGGCCGGGCCCGGCCCGTGGCTGTCTACGACGTGCGCGAGTCCGACGCGGGCGTCCTGCGCGTCTACGCCGACCAGGAGACGACCGCCGCCCTGGTCGACCTGCTGGCCGACGGCCGCCCCCTGGTGTCCCGGCACCCCTTCCACGCCTGCGACATCCCCGCCCAGGAAGTCCTGTATTTCACCGGGGTGAAGCGGGCCAGGCGCTCGACCGCTGGCGACCGCATCACCGAACTAGAGTTCGTCGTCGTCGACCTGCCCGACCCGACCCTGGCGACGTCCCTGGTCGACCTGGCCGACCTGGCCGCCGCCTACCCATCCCCGCCCGACACCCTGGCCGACATCGCGGCCGACTATCCGACCCTGCTGTCTCTGGCACAGGACGACCTGGGGGCTGCCTGATGTTCCGACCCACCGACCTGACCCCGGCCGAGTTCGACCGCCTGGTGGCATCGTCCCACCGGGTCCAGTGCCGGGTCGACGCCTGGCGCGGCCCCGACCTGCTGGCCCAGGCCGTGCCCGTGCTCGACGGCGGCCTGACCGAGAAAGCCGACCAGGACATCCCCGAGGCCGTCACCCTGACGGTCCCGGCCCGTGACGACCAGGGCAACACCTGGGCCCCGCTCGACCCGCTCGACCCGCTCAACAGTTACGGCCAGCGGCTACGCCTGGTCTACGGCATCACCAGGGCCGACGGGTCGACGTTCGACGTCCCGCTGGGCTGGTTCGCTATCGACGAATGGGACGCCGACGACTACACCGTCGAGATATCGGCCCTGGGGCTGCTCGACGTCGTCAAGCGGGCCGAACTGCTGGCCCCGACCAGCCCCAAGACGGGGGCCACCCTGGGCGGCGAGATCGTGCGGCTAATCGACGGGATGCTGCCCGTCGAGGTCGACCCGGCCCTGGTCGACCGGGCCGCCCCGACCACCATGGCCTGGGACGACCAGCGGCTCGACGCAATCCAGGAGATCGCCACCGCCTGGCCCGCACGCCTGTTCGTCGACACGGCGGGCGTCGTCCAGGTCGACCCGCCCATCGACCCGACCGCCCCGGCCGACGTCGTCCTGGTCGAGGGCCAGGCGGGCACCGTCGTGAGCAAGCGGCGCAGCGGCAGCCGCGCTGGCCTGTTCAACGTCGTGGTTGCCACTGGCGAGGACGCCAGCGCAGACAAGGCCCCCGTGCGGGCCGTCGGCCAGGACGACGACCAGGCCAGCCCCACCTACGTCGACGGGCCGTTTGGGTCGGTCGTGCGCAAGTTCTCATCACCCCTGCTGACCACCAACGGCCAGGCCAAAAAGGCGGCCGACACCCTGGTCGCCAAGTCCCGACGCCAGGCCCAGACCATCCCGCTGACCATCGTCCCCGACCCCCGAATCGGCATCGACACCCGCGTCGACTACCAGCCCGCCCGTGGCCCGGTCGTGCGCTGTGTCGTCGTCGAGTCCGACCTGCCCCTGGTCGCTGACGGCGGGGCCCAGAAGATCACGCTGGGAGTCCTGTAGTGGACATCGCCAAGGCGCTGGCCCGGCCCCGTGACGGCCGGGCGTTCAGGGTGGGCCAGGTGACCGCCGCGACGGCCGGGGCCAAGTCCATCACGGTGCAGCTCGACGGCACGGCCGTGGTCGTGCCCGTGCTGGCAGGCACCACCTACACGGTCGGCCAGACCGTCCTGGTGGCCCGCGACGGCCGCCAGGCGGGGTATGTCCTGGGCGCTATCGGCCAGCCCCCGGCCCCGCCCGCCGACGACCCGACCATCGTCAAGCCGCCGCCGCCGCCCAACCAGGCCGAGCCCGGCACCGCCGCCAAGCGCTACACCAAGACCCTGGTGCCCGTCTCGACCGGCACCTGGCGCGGCGGCCGCTGGCGCGACACCAGGAATCTCTACCAGGGCGACTGGGGTGGCTGGGGCATCAACCTGGGCGCAGCGTTCTACGGGTCGCAACTGTCCGGCCTGCGGGCCCTGGCGGGCACGCCCCGGTCGGCCGTCCTGAACTACACCAGGACGTCGGGCGGCGTGTTCGCGGCCCAGGCCCCTACGTTCTGGACCCTGGCCCAGAAGACCCGGCCCAGCGGCGGCCCGACCAGGCAGTCGTCGGCCGTCGGCACCGCCGTGACCACGGCGGGCCCTGGTCGTCGAGCGTCCTGGGCCGTGCCCCCGGCCATGCTCGACGATCTCCTGGCGGGCACGTCGGGCGGCCTGGGTATCTACGTCGGCACCGCCGACCCCTACGTCGTCCTGGCGGGCCCCGCCGAGGCCGCGACGTCCATGTCCCTGACCGTCACCTACTACGCATAGAGAGGCAACCATGCCCAACACCCAGCGCGGGCTGACCTACCCCGCCAGCACCGCCCACACCAGGATGTGGGAACACATCCAGGCCCTGGCCGACACATCCGAGACGGCCCTGGACGCGCTCGACGACGTGCACGTCGGCACGATCTGGCGCGGCGTCGACCACAACATCGCCACCGGCACAGTCACCAAGTACCAACTGACCACGGCCCTGGACCCCACCAAGCACCCGCTACGGGGCATGACCGCCGACGTCGCCAACGCCCAGTTGATCGTGAACAAGGCGGGCCTGTACGACATCACGCTGCGGGCCGCGTTCGCCGTCAACGCGACGGGCTACCGAGGGTTCATCATCTACAGGTCGACCGGGGGCGTGGCTGAGATCCAGGCGTCCGACTACCGGTCCCCGGCCCCGTCCACGTCGACCATCTGCACCCTGACCGCCCAGGCCGTGCCCTGCAAGGTGGGAGACCTCATCTACGCCTCACTGGTGCACACGGCGGGCGTCACCCTGGCCGCCAACGGGGCCAACGGAAACAACACCCTGACCGCCCGCTACGTCGGTTCCCCGGCGACGGTCTGACCCCCACAAGGAAGGAAGCAACACCATGACGCTCGACATCATCGCCAGGTCAGCCTGGGGGGCCCGCCGCCGACGCGGCACGGCCACCAAGGTCGCCCCGGCCGAGCGCAGCGCGACCATGCTGCACTACTCGACCGGGCAGGAACTGGGCCGTGCCGACACCGCCGCCTGGGTCCGCGAGATACAGGCGTTTCACATGGACGGTCACGGCTGGGAGGACATCGGCTACAACTTCCTGGTGGACGCCCAGGGCCGCATTTTCGAGGGCCGCGGCTGGGACACCGTCGGGGCCCACTGCCTGGGGTTCAACACCCCGGCCGTCGGTATCTGCTTCCTGGGCAACGACGACCCCGGCCAGGACATCACCGAGCCCGCCAGGGCCAGCATCGTCGCGCTGCACCAGGAGAACGCCAGGCGTGCCGGGCACGACGTCGACCGCCTGGGCCACCGTGACAAGTTCGCCACCGCCTGCCCTGGAGACGAGGGCTACGCCTGGTTCGTCAAGGGTGACGCCGCCGTAAATCCTTCGGCCCAGACCCCGAGCTCTACCCCGCTCGAGCCCAGCCGGCCTGCAAATCCTTCGGTCAGGCGCACCCCGGCCCCGGCCTACCCGCTGCCCGCCGGGTTCTACTTCGGCCCCCTGGAGGGCGACTACCGAAGCGTCTCTGGGTTCCGCCAGCGGCGTGCCGACCGCCAGCCTGGGCACCCGTCCCTGCTGTTGTGGCAGGCCCGTATGCGCCAGCGTGGCTGGGACATCCGACCGGACGGCCGCTACGGCCCCCAGACCGCTGCTGTCGCCCGTGCCTTCCAGGCCGAGAAGGGCCTGACGGTCGACGGCCTGGTCGGCCCGGCGACCTGGCGGGCCGCGTGGGAAGCGCAGGTAACGGCATGACCACGCACCGCGCCAACCTGACCTGGAAGGACACCGAGCCCGTCCGCCTGTACCTCTACGGCGTCCTGGGCCCCCTGGTCGTTCTCCTGGTCGCCCTGGGCGTCGTCCAGGCTGACCAGGCTCTCCTGTGGCTGGCCGTCGGCGCGGCCGTCCTGGGCGTGCCCGCCGTCGAGGGGGCCCGGTCCCTGGTGACCAGCCCGGCGACCCAGGCCCAGATCGAGCGCGAGGCGGCCGACCGAATCCTGGACCAGGCGGCCGCCGCCGACGGGTTCAGCGTCCGCCCGGCCCCGTCCTACGACGACCTGGGCGACGGCCGTGCCTGAGACGAACGGCCAGACCCGCCAGGCCAGCCCCCACGACATCGACCTAGTCGAGTTGCGGGTCGGCCTGGCGGGCCTGACCGCCGAGGTTCAGCGCATGAGGGCCGACGTCGCCCCGCTGGCCGGGCTGCCCCTGCAACTGCAGGCCGTGGCCGATCTCCAGGCCGAGCGGCTGACGAACCACATCGAGCGGCACAAGCGCGATATGGAGGACGTGCGCGAGGACGTGGCCCACGTCGAGCGACGGGCCCGTGAGGCCATAAAGGCCCTGGAGGACTGGCAGACCTGGGCCATGCGGCTGGTCCTGGGCGCTGTCGTCGTCGCCGTCCTGGCGGCGATAGGACTGGGCGGGGCCTGACGATGTCCCACGTTCAGGTTGCGCGGCGCTGCACTGTCAAGGCATCATTGACAGCGCAGCGCCAACCAACCGAAAGAGGACACCATGCCCGCCACCGCCCGCCCGAAGGTCGAGAACGCCGAATACGCCGCCATGGTCCGCCGCATGGTCAGGGCCTACGGCCGACGCCTGTCGGACAGCGACCCGACCGACCTGCCCGCCGCCCTGGGCATCATCGCCGAGATGGACGCCGCTATCGCTACGGCCGTCCAGGCCATGCGCGAGACGGCCGGGTTCTCCTGGGCCGAGATCGCGGCATACACCGGCACGTCTCGCCAGGCGGCCCAGCAACGCTGGGGCAAGCCCAGGGCCTGAGCCCAGACAGCACAGCGGCCCCCACCGGCGAGAGTGGGGGCCGCTGCGGGCGTCTCGACCTGGGCCCTGTTCTACAGGGTGACCCAGCGCCAACCGAATCAACTCGAAAGCCGGGCCCTGGGAGACGCGCCAAGGGACATCCAACCATACCGACCTGACCGCCCGTGTGATAGAAACGACCTACGCCAACCGAACTAGTCCACATGGACTAGACAACTCCAAAAGGCAGGGAACCATGATTGACCGTCTCTCACTTGCCCTGGGCCACGCCCTGGGCCGCCTGGCCGCCGTTCTGCGGGTCGCCAGCAACCGCCTGGCCTGTGGGGCCACTGGCGGGCACGTCCCGACCTGGGCGGGCCCTGGCACCGCCCACGACGTCTGCGTCGTCTGCGGCGCACGCGCATGACCATGACCGTCGGCCCCATTCACCCCTACGTCGGCCCTGGGTCCATCTGCCTGCTGTGCCAGGACCGGGTCGCCATGGAATACAGCCACCTATGCCGCCAGTGCGACACCACCCTGGGCGAGGAACTGGCCCCCCGCTGTGTCGCCCCGCTGCGCTGCTACTGCCCCGACCACCTGGGCCGCCGTGAGCCCCGCCGCCCGAAGGCCGAGAGCATCGCCCAGATCAAGGACGACCTGGCCGCCAGGCGGGCCAGGAAGGCGCTCGCAGATCAAGGATTCACCCCCAACCAGATAGCGCTGATGGAAGCGCGAGAGAGGAACACCGAGAAATGAGCGCCCTGGAGAGAGTCGGCCGCGTCGTCGGCTACGTCATCGGCCTGGGTCTGGCCCTGGTCGTCCTGCTGCTGGTCCTGACGTTCCTGCTGCGGGCCCTGTGGTGGCTTGCCAGCGGCCTGCCCGTCGTCTAGCCCAACAGCCCCAGCCCAGACCGCTGGCGGCCCGCTCATGACGGGCCTGGGGCACGACACAACCGCATAGCATCGACCGGCCAGCGGTCGACGACAACCTGGGGCGCTACGCCAGGCACGGGCGGCCCCGACGCCCTAAGTAAAGGGGTGGTCACGCTCAGACCCTATTGCCAGCGCTCCGAAACGGTCGGGCCTGTGGTGAAGGCAGACCCGGACACAGACCCAGGGCAGACCTGGGAGGCGCTGAGAGGCGCTGCACCGGCCGTTATACCCCGGTCCTGGTCGTCGAGTAATCCCCGACGACGGGCTATCACCTACACCGCGACAGCGACGGCATAGGCGGCCCCCTCTAGTGCGATATCCACAGACATACCCACATCTGTGCATTGCACTAGGGGGGCCGCCCCCTGCCCGCTCCTGCTCTGGCATGGCTGCCCCGCTGTCCCTGGTCTGCTGTATGTGAACCGATGACAAACACCAGCCCCTGACCCAACCCAGCCCGAGCCAGTCGACCCGACGACCACCCGACCTCGACGACCTCGACGACCACGCCACCCAGCCCGGCACCCAGGTGCCCGCCCTGGTCGTCTGTGTCTGTCACCCTGACCCCATGACAACACCAGCCCGCCCTGGGTCGACCAGCGCATGGCGTCGTCTGCGGCTGTACGTCCTGGCCCGTGATGGGTACGCCTGCCAGGGCTGCCCCGAGCCCCACCCGCTGACCACCCACGACAAGACACTGGGCACCCACGCCACCCTGGGTCACAGACGTGGGCGCGAGTACGCGCTGACCAGGACAACCAGCCTGGACCCTGACGACTACCAGGCCGAGTGCGCCCGCCTGAACTACTCGCATGGGGCCGCGTTCGGCAACGCCCTGCGGGCCGACCCATCTTCGAGCTGCTACTACGTCGACCCCGATTTTTAGTGACGCGGGCACCCTCCGA